ACAGCTTCGCCCTTTTTGACTTTCAAATCTTTGCGGTCATTACCTGGCTTGTCATCGCCGTTCTCTTCTTCCTCTTCTTCATTCTTAGCTTCTTCTTCCTCTTCTTCCGATTTCACAGTCTTGCCGGGTTTCGGTTGTTTCGGATCAGCAGCTTCTTTGGCAGCTTTGCAAGCAGCACATTTAGAACCACATTCACCCTCGTGCGAGGCATGGCCACATTCCCCACACTTTGAGCCCTCTTTTTTATCATCGTCATCATCAATAACAGCAGACTTCTTTTCAGCAAGAAATCCAGCATTCTTTGCTAGGTTTGCAATCTCTGCGAGAACATCGGCTGAACTAACTTTCTTATTCTTGCGCGTAGCCATGATTTGCTCCTTAATTTGGTTAGAACCACCGAGGGCTTCTTTAAGAGATACGATTTGATAATTTTCAACTTCATTATTGCCCAACACATGAGCATTGACCGAACCGGGAACCGCTACAGCGGAAAGCTCTAATGGATCGAGTTTACCATCTCCGGTAGACATATAGCAAGTTTGCTTGCCATATTTAGTTCCCGGCTGGTGATCGAAGCACATTAATTCTTCATTCTCAGCAGAACGATCATATCCACCAAAAGGCTTATCATCTATCGAGCAGACAATTCCTTCTGGAACTGCGACATGGATCGAGACTTCGCGGAGAACTCCGGCATTTAATTTCTTAATGAAAGAGTCAATAATGACATCAACGCCTTCGACAGCATAAAACCACCCAAGGGTGCCAATCTCCCCACCTGGGGTTTTGACCATTCTTACGTCATATATGCGGGCGGTTTGTGAAGCGGCTTGCAGCGAATGATCAGCCTGACCAAGGAAGCCGACATTTCCAGAACCGTTCGAATTAAAAAGAACCGTACGACCTATCCATCCCTTGAGGGATTTCTTCTGCGAAGCTTCCGTATATATAACGAGATTCCGCGTCGGAGCGGTATCAATCATTATTACGGGAAAAGTATGGATAAGATCGGTATCAATGTCTTCGCGAGTCCATTTACGAATTTTATTTAAATGGGAACTAGGAATCCCCTTACCAGTCTTTGCCTCTTCTGTAAAAACAATAGAATCAATTAAACCGCCGCTTTCACGGAGTTCTTGGATTGCTCCATTTAATTGTTTCTTATTTAAGGGCATAATAGGAAATCCTCGCAAATACTCAATAATTAAACATAGATAAAGGAACAAAATATTTTTTTGTCACAATCCTGAAATTAATCCTCTTCCTCTAGTTCATCTATAGCCCATTGGGTAAGTGCCTCATCTTGGAATGAGTGCCTCTTACCCTTCGGTCGATTATCCTTATCGGGTACGGCAGTTCCATCCTTCTTAGGACCCTTCGAACGAACTCTCCCATTGCCTTGAACCGGCTGTTTCCCCTTAGAAGGTTTTGGATTACCAGATTTCTTAGGGGAATTCGGAATTCCATTTACTTTGGTTCCGCTATTATCGACCGGAGGAGGAATTGCTCCCGGTTTTGCGGCTTTCTTAACCGGACCATCTGGGTGATGGGCCGTCGCTTGAATTGCAGCGGTGTCCTGATCTAGGAATCCATTGTCGCGCTTCAATACTGCATTGTTGGTCACATATTCATCAGTTTCAGCATGCTTCTGGGTCATTTCGGGATCGAGGTCGTCATAAGCAATACTAATCTCGGAGCAACCCCAGTCTTCCTCTATAATACGAAACATGGGGCGGAACATAACATCAATTGCGCTTCGAAGATCATATGCCGTATGACAAGCAACAGTCCAGTGCTGTTGAGAATCATAAGGATTAGATTTTGAATCCAATCCCATAATTGATGGAGCAAATGGAAGAACATAGAACAACTGCTCCTCAATATGCTTTTGAGTCGAGGAGAAGTCTAGAGCGTGTCCCTGAGGACCAACATATTCAATCTTCACATCGGGGGTTGTAACGTATTGATCACTTGGTCGCATCTGAGAGAATTTACCACCCAAATCACCCAAGGCGGCATCAACCTGCTCCTGATTCATTTGTTCATCAGGGGAGAACGTCACGACTACACGAGGCAAATGTTGATGAAGCATTTCTGCGAGATCGCGCTCCATCGTTAGTTTCAAACGAACCATTAAAGGAAGAGAGGCCAACAGAGGTTCACCATATGCATACCATCCATAAGAACGCTGCATACCACACAGAATTTCATCATAAAGATAAATCGTAGGAGTGTGCGGTGTTCCACCAAGAATAAATTCAGAAGGACGATGGAGTAATTGAACGTATCCCTCGGTCGCCAATTTTTCATTACGCAATTTGCGAATAGCATTTGATCTAATTGGTCGAATTACTTCTAGAGTTGTCATACCCTTAGCAGTTTTTGTCCACTCTGGCTTCGTATATGTATTGCCAAGCGTGAACATATCAATCATGCATCGACGAATTGACTCACGAAGATTGACGTTCTGGTTATAAACAAGCAACTCATTGAGATTTTTCAATACTTTTGGATCATCATGGGCAAGACGAAACCCACAAAGAGCAGTATCCATCATTTTCTGGATTTGTCCAGAAATAAGAGAAACTGACACTCGCATTTCATCGAAGAATGCTAAATCATATAATAATGGCTCCCAATACCATCCAAATGCCGCCATTAAAGTCTGTTCTGATTGATTTCCAAAACCAGCAATAGTCGAGATCGGCATGCGAAGCTTCAGTTTGCCACCGACGGTTTTCTTTTGTCCAACGGTTGAATTCTTAACTTGCTCAGATATTTCAAGAAAACGCCTTTTTGTGATATTTTCCATGAATAATCCAAGTTCGCGATCTAATTCGCTCTTTCGAGTATTAATAACCTCAAGAGAATAGCTTAAGCGTTTCTCTTTTGCATTCATATTAATTTTATTTACAGGAGGCATTATTATTTCCTCATTGAGCTTATATTTTCGCGCCAACCATTAATAGATGGTCCTCTACCTCTGGACATAGGCATTTGTGAAATCCAATACGCACACCCTGCCAAGGCATCTGTTGCGTCCTTACTTGCTCCGATACTGTGATCGACCTTTTTAAAATTGATAAGTCTCAATCCCCTAAACTCTCGATATGCAATTGCGACGGTTTCTTCTGATTCCTCCCAGTCTTCCTTCTTTTTTACAGAAAGAGGAGGCGTAATATAAAATCGTTCATCATAGACGAACTCTTTAAGTGTATCATACGCCTTTGTATCTCTATCGACAGAAAGGGTTTGTGCAATTTCCTCTTCACGAAGAGGCTGCCCCCATCTATCCTTAATCACTCTTTTACCTAAAAGTCTCTGCATCGTCTGAATAGAATCCCTAGATTGCCATCCGTCGTAAGATAATGCCCATATTTTATGTCCTCGATCACGGAGAAATAGTATCTCCTCACGAATATCGGCAAAATGTACTTCTTTTCTACCTGATCCAGCAGTTCTTGGCTTGAAATGCTTCAAAAGGGAAACTACCATCGTAGGCATTGATATTTTGAGCCATTTATCCCTAGAAAGTCCACAACTACTGCAAACTTCATATCTTTCGTCCCAGGGAGCATTCGATCCACAGGGGCACTTCTCCTTTATAATAGGATTACCCTGGGAAGCCAATGCAAGCATGCACCTGTCAGCATTAATTGCAAGGTCTACATGAATACAATATAGCTTTCCAGGAATTCCCTGAAAGAATGGATCATATATTCCATCTTCATCAATGGGGGACTTCAATGTTCCAAGTTTAACAGAATTAGTTACACACTTCAAGAAGCGATCTGGATACTTTACCCAAGCGTCTTCTGAGAATGGGGGATTGCACCGATACATTGCATCGGCTAATTCAGGATTCTTTGCATAGTCCTCAGCAAAGTCCTCTTCAGTCTTCGAGGGATTAACTTCCCAGGTTGCATACGGCCCAGAAGTGAATCCCTTCTCTGCATTCTTATTCTCTTCCAATTTGGTCTGAATATAGTCATCTTTATAACGAGGATAAGAAATAATCATTAATTTACCAGATTTTGGGAACCTGGAATTAATAGAAGTTCTTAAAACCTTATAAATAGCATCTGCTGCTCGATCTACCTTAACCCCATCCTTACGCGATTGCGCCTTAATCGTTTTTGAATCTTTAAAAGCCGACGCTTCATCCATAACTGCAAATATAAGGTTCTGACCTTCAGCAGAATCACCGTCAGTAGAAGTAGAAACAAGAGTAATTTCATTGGCAAAATCAATTCTAGACTTCTTAATTTCCGGTTTTTGTTTCATAAACCAGGGTGAAGCCTTGATTAATCCAGTTAATTGCTTAAAATAGACGTAAATTGATTGTTCAGCGGTATATGCGACATTACAAAGTTGAATGCCAGTTCCCTTAGCTAGCTTGTAATAAGAGTATGGATTTCTAAGACAAAGTAGCCAATAAATGCAGCGAAGAGCGCATAACGCCGAAATAAAGTCCTTGCCACCACCTTTACCCCACTGACACACCGCTTCAGTATAGGGATTCGTTGTTGGATCGTAGTCGTCCATAGCTTCGATCACAGAATATTGTATCGGGGAAAGTTTAATTTCCAGACCCATATACTCTGGAGCATAAAGCCAAGTCTTTAATGGTACGAACTTTTCTTTAAATATCTCGTCAATGACTTCATCTTCATCAGGAAGAGCATTTAAATAATCATCAAGAGAGGTCATCAACTTAGAACCACGCGAAGAAACATTATCAATGTCTAAATAGGTCCGCACTTTCTTACGTGCGCCGCCTCCGTCATGATGTCCGTCAATTCCGCCGGGATTACTAGGCATCTAGATACCTCTGTTGCTCCACATCTTCGTATTCACCTTCAATAGCTTCAACTTCGACATTAGAGAATTTATCTTCTCCCGCACGCATAGCTTTTAATTTACGAACAATCTTAGATTGAAGCTCTGGTGCCGCTTCGTGAATCGCCTCAAGAACCAAAAGAGTAGTTCTCTCTGATTCCTCTAATTTGACAGTTACATCCATTGTCTTAGAGTATACACCAAGTAATTTACCCTGCTGTTCGGCCAAATCTGTAATCTTACTTGATAGAGATAAAGAAAGACGAGAGTCACGAGGACCATAAAGAAGCTCCCCATTTTCACCACTTGGTAATTTAACATGAATCGCTTGACCAAAATTGTCTAACTGTATTACCCATTCACTTGCAAAATCCAATTGCTTCTGGAGTACGTCCTGTTGGTTTTTTAATGTCTTAAGTAGTTCTCCAGTACGCGCAACAGTATCCTTAAGATGCTCACCAATGTCTTCCCATTCTCTAGTCGCATGGGATATTATCGCAACATCCTTTTTTGCCTGAGCGACTGAATATTCCATCTCTCTGGAAATAGAAAAATGACTCATGCCCATCATGTGAAGCTTGAGCACCTGTTTAAGTCTAGCCTGTAAGGACAATTCCTTAGCAGGCTTATACTGTGTTCTTGCCATAAGTGATATCCTACAAATTATAAGATAGCACGAAGGGCATAAAACACATTTCTTGTTGCGCGAACATCACCCATTGCAGAATGTGAAAGCTCATTTGGTGGAACACCAAGAAGTTCGATACATTTATATAATCCAGGAGGGGAAGAAAGATGAAAAGCTTGCATCGTTAAAGTCTCTACGTCGATCAAATGATAACTATATCCAGTTACTCCAGCACTCTTAAGAAATGAATGATCAAATGTCGGATTAGCTCCAACTAGATATACATGACCCTTACCAACAAGTTCTTCAGCAATCTTAATCGCATCATTAAGCAAATCAACTTCAATTTTTAAATCATGTTTAGGCCATGATTTCAAAATACGATCAATATAATCCATATTCTTCAAAATATATTCATCTGGAACCTGAGAGTGTTTCACAAATGCTTGATTTTCCACAGAGGTATTCTTATAATCAAAAATCCAACCAATCTCAGTAATCTGATTGGTTCTTCCATCAAGTCCGGTAGTCTCTAGGTCGAGAAATAAATAGGCAACTTTCTTATCCACAATAGTCTCATTTCTGTAATTTATTAATATGACCATCTTCAATAATTGCAAATGGAGATTTATTCTCTTTAGCAACAATCTGCTTATATTTATTACGATTAGTCACAGATGTTTTAAATGAATCAATAATATCTATTTTCTTCACAGGTCCCAGAGATGTCCCAATTGGTGTCAACTCAAGTCTGTCCACATCGATATATTGCGAATGCAAATTATCCGACAAGAATTTTTGAGCAGGAACAATCTCAATTACACCATGAAAAACATGCTCCTCTTCAAAGGTTGTGTTAAGAGGAGCTTCACTTGTCAAATGAAACTTACCTTCTTTGCAGAAATTACACACGATGTAATAACCACTCAATAAATTATCCATTTACTTTAACCTCAATAATGCCAGCAGATTTCACAAGTTTATCACAGTTTGCACAACAGGGAAATGGTGCCCACAGATATAGAGTTGCTCCAGCACACGCAATTCCACGCCTAGCGCAGTCAGCAATAGCATTAGCTTCTGCATGTACGGCCACCTTACATGAAGGTTTCCCATCAACAATTATGGTATCAAGAATAATAATAGAACCTTCGTCTGGGAAAATCTCCAGATGATCACAGTGATGTGATCCCGATAATGCGCCATTATAACCAGTTGCTAATATCCTGTGATCCTTAACAATAACACAACCAACAGATGCGCGAGAGCATGTGGCTCTAGTGCTTACTACGCGAGCGATATCGAAGAAATAAGAATCCCATGATTGTCGATTCATATTAATTCTCCGAGGGGCAAGTGCATTGTCCGTGAACTTCATTTTCTTCTTCTTCAAAAGACTCAACAATAAATTCATCTATTTGACTAATGTGATTTTCGATTTTCTCAATTTTTCGATAAATATAAAATGCTCCAGCACCAAGCAATGCCCCTACAATAAAATTCATACTAAACTCCAAACTGAAATGATGGATTAAATTCTTTGCCCAACTTGACCAAGGTATAAACCGTACTTGGTCTAAAGTCACAACCAGTACGTGTTGTGTCCCCTCTGGTATTTAAGAAATTGGCTATTCCTGCATAAGTCATTTTATCTTTACGCATCTTAATAACTTCACTAATCATCTCTCCGTATGCCTCAGCCTTCTCTCTTTTACTGATAACCCCAGAATTGTGACCTCCGGTATGACGGGCGATCAGACTCAAGTTCTTAGCACACTCTGGGCGATGTGACCCCAATTTAACTCCACGATCCTTCAATGCTGCCAGGGCCAATTTAGTACGGCTAGAAATCGAGCGAGCTTCCTCTTCTGCAACAGCAGACATAATCTGAATAATCATTCGGCTAGCACTAGGAATATCACAGGCTATGAAGTCAATCCCAGACTTATGTAATAAGGAAGTAACATACACAGAACGAGCAAGACGGTCCAGTTTTGCGATTATTAGAGTTGCACAAATTCTCTTGCAATGACTAAGGGCTTTTTGTAAGATCGGACGTTTTTTAAGATTATCACCCTTGCCAGTCTCGACTTCAGTATATGCACGAATCAAAGTAATGTGATTAACATCACAATATCTCTTAACTGCTGACTCCTGAGCCTCAAGACCAAGACCACTATTTCCTTGCTCCCTGGTCGAAACTCGATAATATGCAATATATTTATTCACTGCCTAAATACTCTTTCTAATTTATCATTGGCGTGACGAATCTTATTTTCTATTCTTGCTTCAATATAATTCTTCAACTCTTCAAGAGTTTTCAGATTCATATCTTCGATAAATTTGATAAACTCTTGCTTGTTAATCATTGTAATACTTTCAAAAATTTGGTAGCCCGCCGGAGTTTCGATCTCCGTTCTCCGCCGTGAAAGGGCAGCGTCCTAGCCACTAGACCAGCAGGCCATGAAGGCAACCAGCATAACTGATCGCCAAATTTAGTTAATAGACCGGATTTATTCCAACTTCCTTTTGAAGAAGTTCAAGGCCCTTTAAAACTCCACGTAGAGAAGAAATTGATCCACCAAGTTCTTGAATCTGATAATGCTTGTCTTCCCAATTATCATCTATTGATTCCGAAATATTATTGCAAACCCTGCTCAATTCGCGCAAATGTGGATTAAACATAGAATTAAGATGAGCATTTATTTGATCATCAGAGAAATGCTCTGGGAATTTCATTGTATTATCCTCTGCTGCATAATGTCAGCGGGATTTTTGTGGTGCCGCGATTTGGAATCGAACCAAAGACCTCAGGCTTTTCAGACCCACGCTCTACCTGCTGAGCTACCACGGCCTACATCTATACTATAGACAAAACAGGACTAAAGTACCTTCTTTTCTAAGTTAAGATTTCTTTACTTTGTTCCACCGAAAATATCCGATCAGGTCAATAAAGAAATAGCAAATAAATAGTCCCACCTGATTCCACACATGAGCGTGAATAACCGGCATAATAAGGAAGCAGACCGATACCATAAATATCAGGAAGCAATCTCTGTGACCGCCAGTCAGCCTCCAGCCCGCAAAGAGAGCTATTCCATCACCGATCCACCCGATCTGCTCTGGGGTCATCGTGCGAGCTTTATCAGGAGCTTCTCTGCTTTATACAGAACCCAACAGGAATCGCACATAACTAAAATCAAGGATTCTTTTCCACAGCATATACATTTATTATCGTGGGGAATAAATTCAGTATTCATGTATTTAATATATCATAGCTGTCAATTGTTGTCACAATCCTGAGGAATAATAGGATGACGAGTTTTCCGGTGGTGGGGGATAGGCCCAAATTGTCCAGCAGACCCCCCAGCCCGAATTGTCGGGCGGATACTCGCGCGGCCCGCATTCATTCGTGGCAGGGCGCATTGCCCCCGCCGGTGAGCACGGCATCTCGGGTAGTTCAATGGGCATTGAAGTGGGTCAAATAACGCCCAAGGCACCGTGCTTGCTCCAGGAGAGCGTGACCATGCATCCCGAACCTTGTCCCTCGTTAGTGCTGTTCCCCTCCTTGTGCGTCACGCTACGCAAGCATAGCAAGCGTGCTAACCAGGGTTTTCATCCATCGCCGAGTGAAGAGCGTGAGGGGCGTACGCCCCCGCTCACAAAAAGCCGTCACACTGCTGAAGATAAGCACGCTGTTCAAATTTAAACAATTAAATGCTTGACCAATCCTCACGAATGCGACATAATCAACCCAATGAACAGATAGCTAAGGCAAATGTTCTGACCCTGAGGACCGTCAATAAAGCGCCTCACTGAACCCCGTATTCCAGCGGGGTTCTTTTCTTTATATCCCTAATGCCCTGCAAGGCTATGAATCTCAAGAGTGTGACATAATACTTTGGAAATAGAAAAAAGACGCCTTACGACGCCTTTCCTTAATAAATCCTTTAATGTCTACGGCTTCGCGAGTGCTAAGGCATATCCCCTAGGCGTAAGAATCCTGACGAGGAATAATCCCTCACTGTTCGGATTATCGTATATATGAAACCCTGCGGAGAGTGCTGCTTGCACGGATGAGAATATACGCATGATGTCTTGTTTTCTCCCTTTGGCTATATTATCGGTCGGGAGAAGTCAGACCTTTAGCTGTCCTTATGACTGAGGGTTCTTGGCGGCGAAAAAATAAAGACCCCTCGTTGTGGAGGGGCCTGTGTGAGACTTCAGGAGCGTGACCTAAGATGCCTTAGCTCTGCTGAAACGTGCCGTGCGGTATATAATCAGTGCTTGCTCGGCCATCGTCCTAGCCTCCGAAGGGGAGGGCGTTGATGCCCGCGAGAACCGCTTGCACGAGACCGAAGACTACGAGGGTTCCGATAGCGGCGATAATGATGTTTAGCATGTTGTTTCTCGCTTTCTTATTATAGGTATCGGCAGTTCGAGGGAAGACTTTACTCTACCATTGTCCCGCCGTGCAGACTTCGAGATGCGGTCCGGCCTTACCGCAGGCGCAGAGTCCTCTCCGATCATAATCCCGGCGCACAGCCTCTTCCCTGGCCTTCTGCTCGAAATATCGACCTTGCCAGCCTGTGCGCGCGGGAGCACCCTGCGCTAGCTCCAGGCATCGCGGGCACCCTGGGACGCGCTTACCGAAAGCGCGTTCGGACTGTTCACAGGAATGCGGAGTCATTGTCCTAGCTCCTTAAGGCGACGTGCCTTCTTAGCCTCATGTGCGGCGAGGAGAAAGCTTGCCATCCCCAGCGTTACAACGTAGTAATGGTTCGGATTGGCGAGGAATTCTTGAAGGTCTTTTGAGAAGGTCATGATATTTCTCCCTTTTATAGATTATCGGAAGAACTGCGAAAGACTTTAGTCTTTTTCTCCTGTTCCTTTAATAATTTTTACATGAATTCTTTTTGCATGCCTTAATGCTTCATGCAGGAAATCGGTCCCAACGGCATCGTTTAATCCCTCAAGGATAGCAAGGCGAGCAAATACTTCAGCAAGCGTACGGTTTGCCATGACTAGTGCCTCCTGTGGGACGAACTATGAGAATGTGATCCGCTATGATGAGAATACCCGTGCGCTTGTGTTTCGATGCAAACCGCCAAAACCGCAAACGAAACAATTAGGACGAAAACGAGAACCTTAATCATTAAAATTTCCTTACTTTGTGCAGTTCCATGTAAACGACATTCGGTCTTCCGTTCTTCGCGTAGTCCCAACCTTCGGGAGCAAATTCGTCATTCCATGATTGGCGACCGGAGCGAATAAAACCGAAGCGGCCATAATAACCAGGGAGGAAGCCATCAAAACATTGTAGGTGCGTTCCTCCCAATTTTATCGCGCACCGCAGGAGGTCGGCACCTATTCCACGTCCTGTCGGCTCATTAACAACGAGGTTCCCAATTTCTCCGTCCTTGTCGATATAGAATCCCGCCTTTGCATATTCATATACAAAGACGCGCATTTTCGCATAATGCTCATCATTGTATATCGTAAGGTACTCACGATATTTGCTTTCGCGAAGCAAAGAGCGAAAGGCTTCGTAATCGGTTGTTTGTTTAATCATGATCACTTCCTTTTGACAATCCGTCAATAAAAACTCTTGCCGACATGCGACCTTCTGCGATCGCCTGATTACGAGGGGCGTCAATTTCCCGCAGGATACGACGGAGGCGACGATTATTCCTTTTAGCTAGGGCTTCCGCCCATTCTCCCGGCCTAAACACTTATGCCCACTTTCTTTCTTGCCTGAGAAACCATATCCGAAGGCCTTACCAGGTATTCAGAAGAAAACGAAACTTCTTTGTAAGCCGAACCACGGCCAGGTAGTCCTGTTTTTTCACACATTTTAGCCATTGTCTCTCCTTAATAATTCAGATAAAAGGTCGGTTGTTGAATAATCTTTTAGCGTCTTTTCCTGTGCGTCGCCGAAAACCTCTGCGTTGTCGTAAACCCGTGCGTTGCCGAAAACCTCTGCGTTGCCGTAAACCTGTGCGTCGCCGAAAACCCGTGCGTTGCCGAAAACCTCTGCGTTGCCGAAAACCCATGCGTTGCCGTAAACCCGTGCGTCGCCGAAAACCCGTGCC